ATCATTGCCTTATTTTCAAGTAAATCTGTCGGAATCTTCGCCCAGGGCTTACTGTTGAAAAAACTCATGCTGCTACCTCCTTTTTAGCGCTCTTGCGCTGGCGCGGTTTAGCTTTCTTAAATTTTGATTTTGGAACTTGTGCCATCCACTTATCCAGAGCGGCGGAGACTTCTTCAGAAGGCTTGCAATTGTTGCGGTCGGTTTCATCTGCATAAAACTGGCCGATAGTGCCATTCTGATAAATCTGAGCTGTTGCAATCGGCTTTCCTTCTTTCTGAATAAAAACAATTGTATAATTACCGTCTGCAGTTCCCTGATAGTAACCACATGCGCAAATACACTGATGCAGAGCCTTTGCCTGCTTCTGCCATTCGTCATAATCAGAAGTAACAAAAATAGAATAGCCATCAATTGATTTGTTGATTTCTGCAAACTTTTTCTCAATTCTTTTAATGGCCTTCTTCTGTTCCCTAAGCCGCTTTTCTTCTTCCTTTGCTTCCTGCATCCTTCTGGCCTCCTCTTTTATACGCTCTTCTTCTACAAGTCTGTCGTGGAACTCTGTAAGATTTGAAGGGTAGTGCCAGTATTCATCTTCAGAAGCATGGTCGCTTCTTTGAAGCATACAAAGATAATCTCTGTATAAATCAACAAGCTGCTTCATGGCGCTTTCTTCTTCCTCATAAGTTGATACAAACTTTTTGCGGGCTTTCTTTATGTACTTAAAATCTTCAAAGCTGATGCTTACTGAATAAGGATATTTTTTATCAGGTCTATACCATGAAGAAACATAATGAAAGTATTCAGCGCATAAAGAAGGATTTTCCGAGCGCATGGCGGCTCTTATTTCCTTAAGATTCAGATTCAAACAAAGCGGATTATTTCTAATAAATCTGCAAGTTTCTTTTCTGTTCTTTTCAGACATACGCCAGAAGGTTTTATTGAATCCGATTTTCTCATATCCGGCGGCAAGCAGAATTTCAAGTTCTCTATGATTCACCCATAATTCAATTGTACTTATGAGCTCAGCCTTAGACTGAATATCAAACTTATTCGCCAGGTATTTGAAACTAGGATAAAGCTGGCAGACAAAATCAATGTCGGCATCCGTTACGCAATCGGAATATCCTACGCTTGATCTTCTCGATCTTTTTCTCCAGCCTTCCAGCCCTGCAATATCCGGATTGTAGTACCAGTATGAGCGGTCATTATAAGGCAAGCCCGGAAAGGCTACGCAATGACCGCCCCACACACTGCAATAAAGATTCTGCTCCCACGATTCGCCGGAATCAGATTCCTTGTAGACATCGCAAGAGTAAACATCTTCAGGATGATTCTTATGCCACCATTCTGCAGTCAGAATCCGGACAATCTGCCCGTTTTCGATTTCCAGATGGTCATACCAATTTTTTGGAGCATGCATCTTTCACGCCCCCTAGAAATCGAAAAGAAGGCCATTGCCATCTTTGTCATATTTTGGAGCTTCTGCCGGCTTTTCGTTTTCTGGCTCTGCTTTTATTTCTGCAGATGCCGCTGTTTCTGCGCTCGCTTCGGGCTTTTCTTCTCCAAAAATCTCGAATCCGCAATAATCTTTCTCAGCTTCGTTTTCGTTGTCCGCAGACTTTTCTTCCTCAGTTGCCTGTTCCGTTTCTGCCTCGCTGTTTTCTGATTCCACGGATTCCCCTTCCGCTTCATCTGCCTGATGGAGCATGACTTCCTCTTTTTCTGCCGGCTTTTCGTTTTCTGGCTCTGCTTCCTCGCATGGAGTTCCTGAGTTTTCGTTGTCGGCTGGAATTTCTTCTTCTGTTTCCAGTTCCGTCTCTGCCTCAGTTTCAGCTTCTGCCGCTGTTTCTGCGCCCGCATCTTTTACCGCGCCAGGCTCGTCAGTCTGTTTCGGTAAAATATCGAGATAGTAATCTCTCGCCATTTTGAAAACAATTGCATCTTCAACAGTTGCAGAGCTTCCAGCGCCTGGCATGGCCCGAACCGCATTCTTTATGAAGTCATAACAATCATCTATCTTCTCAGCGCGATAGAGTTCCCTAAGAGCAGCATCTTCTTTTATCTGCTCTTCCAGATATGCCTGAATTCTCTTTCTGGCATCGTTTTCGATTGTACCCAGAGATTTCAAGTATTCTTTATAATCAATTTTTCCTGCCATTGTGTTTTTTCCTTAAAACTTTCTGTTAGAATCTCACGAACAACCGGAAATTCTACATCCAAATAATTCAAGGCAGATGAATAACATGGATAACTTATGTAATCACTGCCACGCCTTCTTTTTTTACCGTACAACTTAATATCTCTTTTTGCCTGATTATGAATTGCAACTATAAGCCGCACAGTTCCTTTTCTATTCAATTGCTCAATCATCTTCTTCCAGCTTGTAATCAAAAAAGAATCCGCAATATGGCTGATTCTTCTGGCATTTTCGGATAAGACGGCAAATATATGTTCTGTCTATTCCGAAATACCTGGATGCCTCAGCTGTACTCTTAAATTCAAGAGCCTTTGCCCCGGCTTTTCGTACCGGCTCGCAAGGAATCGCAACCACTTGCTTCATGGATTGCCTCCTTACTTATCAGCATTTTCTTCTCGCAATATGTAAGCAGCTTCGTTTTCACGCTCCTGAACATAAGCTCCAAACTTCTCAACTCGCTCTTTCTGTTCATCAGAAATCGGCAATCCGGCTTTCTCACATTCAAGCTTCTGCTTTTTGTTGAAAAATCCCTCTTCTGCAGAATCATAAAGGTCAATCAATGGCTGATCTCCTTTTCTGCAAACCTTGAATGCATTGCTCAATCTCAAACAGAGATTCTGCATTGTGTCTAAATAAACATACTGAGTCATAAACCCTCCTTTGTGACTGTATGGGCTTCCAGATAAGCCTCCAAATCCGCAACCTTATAAAGCCGCACACTGTTAATCTTGACATAGGGAATATCAAGAGAAAAAAGTGTGGTGCGACCGATGGAGAGCATTTTGCACGCATCAGAAACGCGCACGCATAAACGCTGTCTTTCCATGTTTTTCCTCCGTAAAGAGTAGGGATTGAAGGATGCCGATTTATCCATTGCAGAGCATCCTTCGCTCCCTGAAGTTTTTATATGACTAACGCAGGCGGGAACCTGCGGAAAGTCCGAAAGAAAAAAAACCGGTATTTTACATGCGACGTACATCCGGGATAAACCGGCAACTCCCCACTTTAATCTCGAACCGAAAGGCTTACGCCGTCACCTGCTTTCAGTCCACAGCTGCCCACCTTCAATTTACGCAGCCGGTAAAAGAGCCCATAGAAAAAACAAGCCCTTCAAGTTGAGAGGTCGAGTTCCCAGCCTGAAGGGCCTATATATTACAGCTTCCGCCCGTCGGTATTCGTTTGGAAGTTATAACCTGAATTAAAAACCTCGACCTGCTAAATATCAGAATTGTCAACATTCTGATATTTACTGATACCATGGTATCAGTCGCAAACAACATTTGTTGTTTACATGTATGATAATAAAATACATTTGTTGTTAAGTCAAGAAAAATCTTCAACATTTGTTGTTTTTTTACGAAAATAGGATAGAGGTTTTTATATGATAGATACGACGAACGGGATGCAGATAGTCGGGCGTATCGACCGGCTACTGAAGGAAAGGAATCTGAACAGAGTCTCACTTGCAGAAGCAATCGGAATAAAGCCGCAAAATATATCAGCCTGGTCAGTGCGGGGAACTGTTCCGGCTGGAGATATTTGCCTTAAGATTGCGGAATTTCTGAATGTCTCTGCAGTATGGCTTATTACGGGAAAGGAAGAAGGATTGAGCAATGAAGAAAAAAAGCTCCTGAATATATATCAGAAGCTTTCACCGGATCAAAAAGATACAATCTGGACCTTAATGGAAAAATGGGAGAGAGAAATTGAAATTAGAGAGGATGCTGAAAGAGAGGCTTGATATATGTGGGCTCCTGGATTAAATATGTTAGTTAATTCAGGATAGCGCCAAATATTTCCGCCTGTGCTTTTGTTATCAGCTGAGCCTCTTCTGCAGTCTGATGCGCTGCATAGTGTTCGAGCATTATCTGTGTTTTATGCCCCGTCTGACTCATAAGGGCTCTCTGATTCACTTTATCAGCCATATAGGTAGTGTAAAAATGCCGCCAGGCATGAAAAGTCAATTGCTTTGCATCATCCTCATTCATTCCGGCTTTTACAAGAGCACGACGGAAGAACTTTCTGAACACATTGCAATCAATAGGCTTATCCGGCAGCTTGCCCCAGAAAATAAAGCCCGCGCCATTTTCATGCGGATTGCAGAAAGCAAGTTTTCTCAATTGCTCCATGATGTAAGGATAATAGACATAAACAATCCGCGCCTCGCCGTTCTTTGTGCTTTTCAAGCCATCTTTGAAATTATAGGAATGGCGGACATTTATATAATTATCGCCCAGATCATCAGCTGTGAGGGCAAGAATCTCACCGCATCGCATGCCCGTACACATTGAAAGCATGGATGCAAGCCGCGCCATGTTGTTTTCCCAGGAAACCCGAAAAACATTCCGCGCCATTTCCATTGTCAGAATAACACGCTTTTTATACTGGCATTTATACATCACCCAGCCGCGGGAAAGGTCCACCGGCAGAAGCTCATTATTATAAGCCCATTTCAGCGGAGTGAGTACCGAGCGGAGAATATGATTTTTTGTATTGCCGTTAAGGTCTAAAGCATCCAGCCTGTCAAACTGCCGTTTAATGTCTGCCCTTGAAAGTTCACCGAGCTTTTTCCCTTCCAGGATGCCGGACCAATGCCGCAGAATAAATGCGGTCGAGTTTTCCCGATGCTTTTTGTGTACCGGCTGACCTTTGCGGGCCTTTTCTTTCAGGTATTCTGATTGCTCCGGATTCCAGAAGCTGCAGAGCCATTCAAGCGCATCCACATTCTGAAGGCTGGAATCATTTAATACAAAGCTCGTTAAAAAGCCTTTACGCTGGAAATCTTCCAGGAACTTTTCAACATCCTCTTTTGTATAAACTGATTTGCGGATTGTATCATAAAATGAAAGCTCACTGATGGCATCCGCCTTTTCGTTGTACATATCCCACGCTTTACGCAAAGCGCGATTGTAGTTCTTTTCTTTTGTGGAAAGCCAGCTCATAAATTTGCCGGTCCGCTCGTTACGGAATCGGACATAATAATAAGGCGATTCACCTCGAATGGTGAGAGAGAAGGGAAGTTTCTGCATGTTATAACCTCGTAAAAAATAGATTTTACAGGTTATTTTTTCCACTTATACCGACGGGCGGAAATATGTACCATTTTATGTACCAGTCGCCATTTTTACCGAAATTTGACCTTTTCAGCAAAAAGCAACAAATACATAATTCTTTAATTTATATAGAATTAAATGGTCTGACGCTTGGCAGAATCGAACTGTCGACCTACTGCTTAGAAGTTTTAAATTTTGCCGTTCAAATTGTTCCGCATGCGTTCAAATAACCTGCTATTTCCTTATAGCATAATGCTTTATCGTTCGCAATAGTTCAAGTTGATTTCTATGTGTTCGTATTTTTTATACCAGATTTGTGTACCACTTTTTATAATATGCATTCTGTTACCTCGAATGCCGTGGCAAATACCTTAAATACTGTAACAGTACAGAGTTTTCCAAATGCGGGAGTAATTCTTCACAATATCGGTAAGGTCTGTTGGTGTACTTACGTTGGTTCTTTAAGTGGATATCAGAGTGGTTGGAGGTATGAAGGGATAATTCCACCAGGCTTAAGACCAGATACAGACGTTCGTGTTGTAATGGTAAACAACACATTAGACTCTTATGGTGGTCAGGCAGTTATAAGAGCCGCAAGCGGTGATGTTGTTTTTTATCGGCCTGGTGGTGGAACTTTTAGCTCTGATACATTTGCCGCTTCTTGGGCGTGGATTGCTAGTTGATTTAGGAGTATAGATTTTCTTTATTTAATTCATATTTTGTGTATACATTAATCTGTTGTTTTGGTGTATTCGAGAATTACATAACCTGTATAATCAGTACGGTCTACTCCCGTTTGTATAACAATATAACTACCTTCAACCCTAACATCTATTCCATAAGCGTTTGTCGGATTTGATTTTGGTAATGGGCTTGTATTTGCTCCTGAATAAGCAAATCCACTGATGTTTATTATTCTTCCTAAGTTACTAATATTATGTGCAACAGATTTTGCCGTTGCGTTCGGTAACGTTCCGCAATCAATTACCTTTGAGTAAATCGGCTTTCCGTCAATCCACTTTCCGCCAGTAGGCTGTTCTGTAGTAAAATACGATTTAATTCTTTGTATTACACTCGCAACTGCATTCGAGGTAACAGAATGCATATTATCAACAGCAACTTCATCAACCGGAAGGGAAGAGACAACAACCCAGCGCTCGATAGCTGTATTGTCAACAGTAATGGAAATATACATCAAATCCATTGTAGTGCCGGCGGCCCAGGCTCCAACATAATCGCCATTCGGATAAGTTATCGGAATAGCGCCTGTTCCGGCAACATTAATCGTCGGAACAGATGCTGTATTTGCAGCTGAAAAATAAACATGAATAACGCGGCCATTAACAAGAGTAAAATCGGGGCAGCTCTCAGGAGCCAGAGATCCAACTTTTGCGGCTGTTGCGGCAGCTGTCGCGCAGACTGCAACCGGAAGGGCTTGCAGAAGTGATTTTGAAACGCCTTTATCTGTATCGTTTACAGTTCCAGGGAGATGTCTTGTCTGGAACATGTCGCTGTCGGAAAGAGTGGAAAGAGTGAGTCTTTCGGATGCATTAGCGCCCTTGAATCTGGTATTTGCCATTATTTTGTCTCCTTTGTTTCTTCAATCTTTTTTGCATGCGGAATTTCAGCCGCGCCGGCTGTCTGCTGGCGATATTGATTTGTCAATGAAACTGATAATTCAGCATAAGGCTTTAATAGTTCGAGTATTGTTACAATCTGGCTCTGAGATAATTTGATAGTCATTTCATTCATAATAATAAGGTCACCATTATATAATTATATTAATCGGAATATCAGGAATATTTCTGTCGGTCCATGTTCTATTAATAACTTCAAATCCTACTCTATATGCACTAACTGTAACGCTTGTCGCTGTACGATAAACTGAAATTCTATCAAAAATATTTACTGAATCACCAAAATTTCCAGAACAATGTACATAATAAGCCCCGATATCAACAGCATCACCGCTTCCCCATAAATTCGCAAAAAGAGTAACCCAGCTATTTATAACTCCTAAGTTTACCGGACAAATATATTTTGATTTTAATCCGCTTGTCGCCACAACCGGCTCGGAATAGCCATTTAAATTTTTTAAATTCGTACACTCTACCAGAGGAAGCTGCGCACGACCAATTCCGCCAGAATCTTTATATAGTCTATATCCTCGATTTAAGGAAACAGAATAATCTGAAGATTCAATATTTCCTGTAATCGAAATATTATCAAAGAATCCCTGACTCGCCTTAATTGAATTTATAAAAGCCGTATTTGATGATAATTCAGTAATAAAAGCAGAATTTGCCGCAATCGCCTCCATGAAGGCATTATTTGCAATAAGTGTATCTACCAACGCAGTATTAGCAACCATCAAATCAACAAAAACAGAATTTGCAGTCAGATGATCTATATACTCATAAGCAATAGAATTATTCTGCTGCAAGTCTGCGTTTGCTACGGCCAGAATATCACTCATTGCAATGTTATTGTGATTTACATCTGTGTCCTGTTCCCACTGCCATGGCCTTCCAGGTCCGATATATTTATACAATCTTCCAGGATAGAGCTTTCCTTCAAGAGTCAATTCTGTATCTGTGAGAACTCCGCTCCATACAAAGAAATCATTGATTGCGCTCATAGATGGAATTTCAGAAACATCCGAAATAGAGCCCAGATAAACCCCTTCATTCAGTCCGAAATAGCTGAACCAGATATATTGTGTATACGGCTGGGCCGCTGTCTGAAGTGTTACATATAAGTTTTCATCTTCATCCTCATACGGGTCGCCGTTTTCATCTACATACTGGTCATAAGTAACATACGGCTGATATACAACCGGAATCTTAAACTGTCCGGACCTTACAACAGCACCCGCGCCGATTATGAATTTCACTTTTCCATCATCTACTGTATAACTCCAGCCTGCCGGAACATCTATATTTCCGATAACAAAGCGGAGGTTTTCATCACCCTGGCGGCAAGTTACCTGAGTTTCAATTGACTGAGCTGTTACAACATTGCCCGTGATGTCTGTTTCAACAATAACGCTTTTAACATCCGCATCAACTACAACCGGCATTTCAAGGAACTTATAGGCATTTATCAAATCTTCCTGCAGTACATTCAAATCATGTCGGAGCCCCAGAATCTGCTCTAAATTAACAGCTGTATTTCCGGCCTGCGGGCGTGTAATATTGCTTTTATATGCCGGAATTGTTCCGCCATAAGAATAAACTTCTTCATTGTAATCGCGCAGAGTGAGAGTATAACCATCGGAACCATTCGGCTCAGTTCCGTAGATTTTCATTGTATTTGTAACTCTTGTAAAATGTCCGTTTTCATCCAGCAAACCGAATGAAAGATGGTTTCCTCTTTCCGGAATAATAATATTCAGGCCTAAATCCAGCGGAGTAGTGAAGGTCAATACTCTTGTCGAGCCGGATGTTGCTGTGTCGTTTTCATCTGCCGGAGTATATTCAACCTCTGCAGAATAAAGCTTATAGCCGTATTGATTTGTCGCCTGAATGATAACTCCGTATCTCGAACCCTCAACAAAATCAACAAGGTCCGAAATTGTAATTGCAGTTATCTGATTATCCTGATTATAGGAAACTGACTTAATAACAGAAGAATTCAAGCCCTGCAGAAGCTGCGGAATCTGCACTAATACTGTTGAATATAGCGGATACCAGTCGCCCTCGCTTCCGACATCAACCTTGATTTCTCTCGGCTGAAGCTGAATCTGGCGAAGCTTTCTCTGAGCCATTTTATAGGCATGCTGATATTCTGTAACATAATCAAGGGCAAGTGTAGAAACAACATCAGATGTATAATCATAGGAACCGCCATCGAGCATTGAATAGAAAGTGTCAACGGTCCACGCTTCGCGGTTTGTATAAGTTACTTTTGTTCCGTCTGTCTTTTTCTGCAGAGACTTTGAAAAACTGAATGAAACAATATTTTCGGCATTCAGAAGAGCGACCGGATTCTGTTCTTCCTTATCAATGCAGACTTCCAGAAGCCCTTCCTGATTGATAATCAGTGAAGAATTGCAGAGACTGAGAATCTTTTCAACAATATCAAGCTTCTTTTCGCTCTGAGTGAGGATGCCATCACAATGGAAGCCGTTTAATTCGCAGTATTCATATAAAGCCCCGAAAGATGCGAGCTTTAATTCTGTTGTATCAAACTGAGAAGGCGCATGAACCGGGCTTGTAAGAACTTCCAGAAGCCAGGATGCCGGATTTCTTGTTGTTGACTTTTCAGAGCTCCATGAAGTTCCGTTCCATGTTCTCGCATAACCTTCGCTCATTGCATGCAGTTCATCAACAATATTCTGAGTCACTTCATTTGCAATAATTCGATAGGCGATTCTTGTTGTTTTATTGAAAAGCTCAGGCTTTGCCGGAGCACATGCAACAAGCTGGCTTGAAGTGCTCTGATCTGCATCATATTGCCATGTCTGATACCAGAGAAGGCAGCATTCTTCCTGGCTTCCGCTTTTTGCCATCGGAGTTTCTTTGACAACTTTTATTGAAATATTTTTTCCGAAACTTTCCGCAGCTGTGAAATTCTTTGTTGCTACAAAGCGGATGTTTCTGTTTGTGTTTCTTGTAAAACTGTTGTTATCACTTCCGGCAAAAACAAAGCTGTTCCATGTCTGGCCGCCATCATTGCTCCAGTATGGAACTACTCTTGCCGTTCTTTCTTTCCATTCTTCATCTTCTGAATCATAACTTCGTAAACAAGAGAACTGAATGCAGACTTGAATTGACATTGCATTCTCTGCCGCCTGAACTACAACCGGAACTGCATCCTGTTCATAATCATGCTTCAATTCGGCCATTGCGTATGTCGCACTTACTTTCTGATTGCAACCGGCCATCTGGATGGCTTCTCCGCTCTGGCGAACTTCTACGCAGTTTGTATTGTTTAAGTCGTAATAAAGGGAATCAGCATCGAAATTCTGAATGCCTGAAATTCCGCTGTTATTATGCGCAATTCTTTCGTTTCCCAGCTTTAATTCTGTGATTTTCTGATTGCCATAACCGGCAGAAAAAACCGCATTGTAATAAGAATTGATTCCATCTGAGCCATCAATCGAATAAAAGCCGTCTGTCAGATTATAAGGCGTATTATAAACCGAACCCATGACAAACTGAACATTTTCACCGAGGGCTTTTCTGTTTTTTGCTCCGCGGATAAATGGAAGCTGCTGAATAGCGGCGGCCATATTCTGAGCATTCCGCTGAGCTTTCTCCATTTCGGCTCTTGCCTGTTCCTGGGCTCTTTTTGCATAAATTGCAGAGCCGACACCGACACCAACCGCAACCACTGCGGCAGTAATTGCAATAACTGCGATTACTGTTGTTGATGCTGGAACCTTGCGGACATAAAGCACATCATCCGGAGTACATTCATATTCACCATCAAGGCGATTACCGGCTTTTAATACAAGCGAATGTTTGAAATCAATTTCCGGAAGAATGTTTCTGAGTTTTCCGTTTGCCTTGATTGTTGTACTTGTATTAGAAACTGTATCAAAAATATAAATGGATGCCATCAGATAACCTCATAAATGCCCGCAAGCTTATAGGCAGCAATCATCGAAATTCTTACTCCCTGATTCGTCGTTGCATGAATCATTCTCATAGAATCAAGAGCAACAGCAATATGAAGTGTATTACCGACATGAATTTCAAGCAAAGTGCCTTCCCTAATAAAGTCACTAGGGCGGACATTCAGAAGCGGCTTCCATTTGTCGGAAAGCTCTTTATCATGGTTTTCATAAACCGCATCCCGCAGAGTTTTTCCCAGCCTTTTCTCTACTTCAATAGCAAGACCGTAACAGTCATAACCATCAGGCCCGCGCCCGTTGTCAATATAGGGCACTCCGATAAGATCAGAAACATCAATCATGCATTGCCCGGATTGAGGTCCGTATCATATTTATAAACATTGAAAGTCATTCCCAGCCGGCCATCATTTTCAAGGCTGAAAGAAAGAGTATTATCCGCGCCCATTGAAACAGTACCATAAAAATGACGGAAAGAGCGGATAGGCTGAATTTCACTTCCTACCAGCACGCCCACAACTTCAAGGCTGTAACGGTCATCGGCATTTTCTACCCATTCAACAATTGCAGCATTATCAGCAATTCCGATTTCAAGGGAACCGCCTTCGCCTTTTGAATCCGGCTGAGTGTATTTGAAATTAGCCGGATAATAAATTGCATTTTCATATTCCACGGCTTCATTATTATTTACAAAGCGCAGAACTCCGGCTGTCGGATGAGAGAATCGGACCAGATAAGGCTTTGAATAATTTCCGCCGTTGAATAAAAGATTATAAACTGCCTCTGCTGTCATTAAAATACCTCTTCAATCTCCATCGATAAAACCCGCTTTGTCTGATTCGTATCATCCGGAGAAGGAACAGAAACAAATCTGTATGTTCCATTCCCGATTGCGGGGCAAGTGAATGCGTTTGCATTCTGCCCCAGCTGATTGTTAAACCACGACCAGAAAAGCGCAAGCTTTGTCTTTGTCAGCTGAAGCTTTAATTTATAGGTCATAAGGTCTTTTGTATTTGTACGCCATGAAACCTGCCTTCCGGAAAGAAAAGATGTTGTCTCCGTGTTAGGCTTCGGCTGGTCATTACCTGAGAAAAAATTGCTCGGTATATCTGCCGGCCATTCAATAACAGTCATAATTCCCCCTATTGATATTCAACACCGCGCCGGCGGCTGTTCGCAATATCCATGCTCTGATTGTATTTGCCTGCAGCCATCTGAGCACTTACAATTTTATTGATCATTACAGTCAATCCGTTTTGAGAAAGCTCAGCTGATGCAGAAACCGCATCCGATGCATTATTCTCAATCGTAACCGGCATATTTACAACCGCACCGCCTCCGCGACTGTTTGCCATATCCCAGAGATTTCTCTGCTGCTGGGCATTGAGAATCATTTCACCAGAATTAACATTTGCCTGAACTCTGTCACCCGAATAACTTGTTCCCGGCACAATTCCACCAGTCGCAAAGCTCGGATTCTTCGGCTTGTTTGCTGTAATAGTTGCAATCTGAATCGCTCCAGATGCCCCGATAAGAGCTGCAAGAATCGGGCCGGCGTATGGTCCGCCCTCAGCGAGAGCCTTTGCAACACCCTGGGCAATGTTTGCAGTTGCCTGAAGCAATGAAGAAGTCCATTCCCACATTTTTAATTTATATTCTTCCTGAGCTGCTTTCTTATCCAGAGCCTTCTTCTTTTCGCAGTATTCCTCATAGGAAATAATTCCGTTTGTATACTGTTCCGAGAGATTAGTCATTGCCTCATTTGTTTCTTCTTCATTGTTCATTCTTACAAGGGCAGTGATGCCGTTTGTAATTGATGCGAATCTGTCGACATATTCGGCAATAACATCAGTAATTTCCGCAACCTTTTCCTTTGCAGCTTTTGCCTGTTCTTCAAGTTCCCGCTTCTGAACCTCAGTCTGTAAAACTGCAAGCTCATTTTTCTTTTCTGAAAGCTGAACATAGGCGGCGCTTGTTTCATCAAGCTTCTTCATGTATTCATCAAGAGCATCAATTTCAAGCCCTATCTGAGCCGATAGGCTTGTATCTTTTCCGCCGAGAACCTTCTGAGCCTCTTCCTTGATTTTGTCTACATCAGTCTTAAGCTTTGCAATCTCTGTTGATGCCTTTGCACGCTCAGCAAGTCCGGCTATATAGTCGCGCTGTTCCTGTTCTCCGGCCCACATTCCGCTTTTTGTCTGTGAACGGTCAAAAGCCGCATCGGAATACATTTTGATATAGGCCGCAGTTGCCGCATTAAGCAGAAGCTGATTTTCTTCTTCCTCGCTGATTTCTTCGCCCAGCGCACGGCGGGCAGCAATCTGCTTTTCTACGTTATCAATAGAATCGCTGTATTCCTGGCGGAGCTTTTCGCGACGTTCAAGCCGGCTGTTTTCTTCCGCAACCTGTCGCGCGATTTCTTCCTGAGCCTCTGCCTCTTTTCGGGCTTTTTCTTCTGCTTCTGTTCTCTGCTTTACAACTTTTCTATAGGCGCTTTCTGCCTGATTTGCCTCTTTCTGCAGTCTCTGAACTTTCGCCGATTCTTCAATTGTGTACTGATCCCACAATTCAACATTTGTATAATCAAATCCCTGCTCTTTTTTGTAATCAATGAGAGCCTGGCGGGCTTCATCTGTTTCCTTTTTGAGATTCTGCCAAACTGTAAACAAAGAAGATTCCTGAGCATCCTCTTTTATTTCGCCGTTTTCGTCATATACGTCTTTTACTGCCTTTTTGTGCTCTCTGGCGGCTTTCTTTGCGTTATTGTGCTTTGTGATAACTTCCGTAAACCATTTTCGCATCGGAGCGAAAGCACCCTCGAAAGTTTCGCCTAAAAGTTCTTTATAGTCTCCGATTGCGTTTTTGAGCTGTTCGCTTGTTCCGGTTAATTCGGCGGTTTCTTTCGCCATGCCTTTGAACTGATTAGCGATGATTTCAACCGCTTTTCCGCTCTGCAGCTCTTCTTTTGTGAGAGTCTTAATTGCTGTTATCTGATTTCCAAGCTGGCCCGCTGTTCCGCTGTAAGTCTTATTTAATGCAGTAACAGCCGCATCCAGCGACATCATGCCGGATGCAGAAACATCAAGGGCGGCGCTCATTATATCCTGAATTTCTGCCTGAGTTCTTCCTGCAGATGCAAGCTGAGCCATAAGCGGAAGAAGCTGTTCATCGCCGATTGTGGAAATAGACTGCAACTCGCCGGCAAAAGCCTTCAGCTGAACTACTGATGTACCATTGAGATAAGGATTATTCTTTGCCGCAACTTCAAGCTGGCGCTCTGCTGTTGCCTGCACCTTATACAAATCAGTTGTTTCTTTTATAACTTCATTTACTTTTTTGATTGCTCCAACAGCCGCACCAACAGCAACACCAACAGCGCCGAATGATTTTGTCGCAGAAACTATGGAATTATTAAAACGCTGCAGAGAGCCCAGAGACTGCTTATTGCTGTTTGAAAACTGATTTATCTTCGCAGAGACTTTATCAAGGCCGTTTTCGGCTTCTTTTGTGTCTGATGTGATTTTGATTGTTGCTTTCTTTGCCATATCAAGAAAGTCAGTTTAAGGCCTATATAGAAAGATTAAAGCGCATTAAATGCTTCTAGGTCGCGGTCGATTTCTTCCTGATTCTCCGGCGGAAGCTCCCAGGCGGCCCGCAATTTTGCCATCTGTTTGCCGTATTCGGTTTTAGTATCTCCATCCCAGCATCGCCAGCTCATAACCTCATTTAATTTTGTGTTATGCAAGCCGGAAAGCAAAGCAAGAAACTTGTGCCAGTGCATCTGGATAAAATGCCCGCTTTCGTCTGTTGCTGTCAGGTCGATTCCGTACTGTTCCAGGAAAGCACAGAAAATCAGCTGAGAATCAATAACATAATCGAGAACTTTTTCACTTTTTCCGGTAGGGCGGGGAAGATCCGTTTTCGGCTGATAAAACTCCAGAAGAGCATCAAAAGCTTCTTTTTTCAGTTCTCTGGATGGAATTTCGTCTGCATAGATAAAATCTACATCATCAATAACACTTTCCTTTTCGGAAAGAGTTCGAGAGAAAGCAAGCCATGAGCGGAAATCTGTTTTTATTAAAAAAAGCTTCCCGCCAGCCGAAACATGGTCAGGAAGCTTTTCGAGAAAGAAGCTTTTCATTATGTTACTGAATAAGTTCCTTCTGTGAATGTTGGCTCTGCTGGAGTTCCGGACATTGTAACATATCCCTTCTTTACAGTGCCATTAAAATTTGTGTCGAATGTAAGAGTTCCATCAACGGAATTCAAATCATTAGGCACAATAGAGCAGTCTACACGCCATGCAGCAAAGTGAGTGTGTGTCGCTGCTGTTGTATCAACCGGCTCCTGGAAGAATACGAGCAAAAGCTCTGACTTTGATTTTTCACCTGCAGCAAGATTGAAGAACTTGCCGAAAATGAACTCATAATCAGGCTCACCTTCGTACATTACAAGAGGAGTGTTGAAAGATGGATTGAAGCGCTCCAGCTCAGTTGTAGGCGCTTCATCTGCGATGTAGTCGAACTCCTGTGTTTCTGGATTCATATTCAAATCGAAAGAAGCTGTCTTTTTGATACGAGTCCATGTCGGATTTGTTTTATCAACAAGCCCGTTAGTTCCGACTGCACTGTTGAGATAAGGCGCAATCTGATGCTTTTTTACCATGGTATTTATCTCCTTTATAAAAGATTTGTTAAAAAAGTCAGTTTATCCTATAAAGTCGTCGTTTCCGTCGGTCTCCGGCTCCGGGTCAGGGTCGGGAGTCGGCTCCGGTGTCGGCTCAGGCTCTGGAGAAGGCGAGGGCTCTTCATAAGGGGCCAGAGGCTCTTCATAAACAACAGCAAGGTTAATCTCGAAAGCGGTCATCTGCTGAGGCACCGCGCCGGTATCTGGGAAGAAGTCAATCTGTGTGATTTCGCTCTCTTCGATTGTATCGCTCATAGATGGATTTTTTGCCTGGGCAATGCGGAAAGCCTTTGCATAACGGCACATTCTCGAAACCAGCAGCGGATATTTTGCTTTCTGGAATAAGAAAGTGACAACAAATTCCGAACGGTCCGCGAATCCGTCAATATAACCATCATCCGGCTCCTGCTGTTCAGGAAGAATCGAAACTACAACCGCTTTCTCATAGCGCGACAAATCCACCGTTCCGAAAATGATGTTATTTTCTTCAACTGCCGGAAGTGTGACTGTCTGATCCGCAAGTTTTGCGAGTTCCGGATTTACATCATTAAGAATAAAATTTTTGATTTTCTTTGCAATCTGTTCCATGTTTAACTCCAGTATTTATTTAATTCTTTATCAATAAGCTTCTGCACTTCATCCATATAGTCGCCGTTTTCGGCGTACTGCTGGCCACGCTGAACGAATCCACGCGGAACAATTCTCCAGTTCCGTGCCCGCTTTGTCGGCCCCTGATGCCCATAACTCAACGTCATGGCCTTCGGAAAAATTGTGCGGTCTCCGTTTGTCAGTGCCCGCGGATAAACATTCGCCTCTGAACCGTCTCTTTTAAGCTTATAGGTATAAGCTTTGCGGAGTTCTCCAGTTCTTACATGCAAATCGCTGGAAATAATAGCCGCCCGCACTGTCTTTGCTGTTGCTCTTGCAACTACCCGCAGCGTATCTCTTTGAATTGCTTTCAGGCTTTTGGATGTCTCGGAAAGCGCATCCTGAACCGCTGAAACATCAACCTCACTCACTATCATTCCGGATTTTCTCCTTCTACAACTCCCAGAACATATTCACCCCAGGATTCCCATGATTTAATAATTGCATCCTGCTTAACAATTACTTTTGCCATATCCTGAACACTTTCAACCGGCTCGAATTCAACATGTTCTGGAGGCGGTAAAAGTATAATCTTTTCTTTTTCCGGTGTGCTTTTACATCCCTGAATGATTAGGGGCAATAACACTATTAACAATTTCAAATATTTCTTCATCGGTTTTAGCCTCCGCTATCTGTTCCAGCTTTTCGCCTTCTTCAGTCTTAATTTTTGTAATCTCTTCCTGATGCCTTACCAGAAAAGCAATGTTTCTCTGGGCCTCTTTGTAAGATGCTTCAAGCTCTGTCTTTCGCTTTTCAAGCTTTTTAATCTGCCTGTATTCAACATTGATAATTGCACAAAGAATGACAATGATTGCAAGTGCAACTAAAACTATTGTAATAATATTCATCATGACTCCTTGCGGAACTTATCCAGCATGATATTAAAATCAATAGTTCCGGCACCGAGCCCGTAAACTACCGCCCACATAAGACAAATTTCTCCGGTTTCAGCCTGAATCCATCCGAGCCATTTTGCGACATGACAGAGAATAATTCCTAAAACACAAATAACCTTGAAAATCTTACTCAGATTCTTTGCGCTGGTGATTTTTGTCTTTTCCTCTGTTTTTTCAGTTTTTTCTTCTTCCATTGTTGGTCCTCCGTATTAAGAAAGTCAGAAAATAAAAAGCCCCTGCGGATGCAGAGGCCTTCTGAATGAATACTTGATGGAATTGTTTCCGTTATTTCTTAGCAAGCTTCTTCTGTTCGCCTTCTGGAATAAAGCGGGCACATACACCGAGAACTGCACCACCGATAATGGTTACAGAACCCGCCCATGCTGTTGCAGTTTTTGCATCCAGCTTGCCTGTTGCTCCCAGAT